GATCCGACCTGCCGCCTGATTGCTTTCCCAATTTTCGCTCGGCTGATACGGTGATGTTGGCAACACGGTTGGCCCGCAAAACCTCCTGAAATGCTGCGCTACCGTAAAGCCTCGATCCCATATCGCGCAATTGATTAATCGTACTTTTGTGCGCCGATGTGCTTGGCCGTTTTGCTATCTCTGCATACCATGCGGCAAATGCTTCAAATTCCTTTTGCTTTTGTTCGTCTTGAAATATCATTTAAACGATTGTTTAGTTTATCGAACTTACCCGACGCCTGAATTGACGAACGGTCTTTTCTTCGCTCAAAATCATGCCGCAAAGACAATCCACACGGTCGTCATGCGGGGCATTCGGGAACGCTGCGCATTCATCCAAGAACCCCGCAACCCATCCCGCGCCCTTTGGCAGCAATACCCGCCCCGCTTCCAATCTTGCCGCTATGCTGTTTACCCGCGCTATCTTGCTATCCTTTGGTGGCTCTGATTCCAAGATGTTTAACTTTGTTTGGCGTTTCAGGACTTGCACAATACTTTTTCCTGTCGCCTTCGGTTCCACACGGGCAAGACTTCGCACCCCGTACCCGTTTTCATTGCAAAAGTCCAAAATAAATTTGGTTTGCTCTAAAAATTCTAACCATTCGGCCCTGCATTCTAAAACATAGTAATCTTCGCCCCTCTTAACGTATGCAATTCCAGCCGTCGGGTCGTTCGCCTCTTTGTCTGTGTATGCTGTATCGAAAAAGAAATTCACCGTTTCGCCGGACAAATTCACCTTTCGTGGATCGTAAAAATCAAACCAATCCCGCTTTATCAAGTTGCCTTCCTCTGGTGCCGGCCGCTGCTGATAAAGCGCGTTCCATGCCCGGCTTCCTAAATCCTGTTGCATCTTCAGCAACTTGCCCCGGCTGTACTTTCCTTCCCAAAGAGCCTCGCCAATATCCCGGTATTGTTCCGGGTGTTCACACAGTGCAGGCAGATTTACAATTTCGGTCTTAACCCCGCTTTCGCCGTCTTCGATCTGTTTTAATATCCGCCCTGTAAGGTCATCTTCGTGCCACCTTGTTGCGCAAACAATCTCTATCGCGTTCGGCTCAAACCGGGTTTTAAAGGTTGTCGTGTACCATTCCCATGCCGTGTTTCGATACGTTGCGCTGTCGGCCTCTGCGCTGTTTTTCACCGGGTCGTCTATTATCCCCACCGTTGCACCCGCGCCCGTTATCCCCCCACCTACACCCGCGCTGATTAGGTAACCCTTGCTGTCGATTATGTCGAACCTGCTGTTATTCCGCACTACTCCGGCGTCATTGCCTTCACTCAAGCGCGTTTCAGGGAACAAAGCCCGGTATGTTTCCCCGGTCATTATCCGTTGCACATCCCGGTTCATCGCGCTTGCCAGGTCTGCCGAATAACTCGAAAGTATCACCTGCTCGTTCTGCTGCCTTGCAAACAACCATGCCGGGAATAACCGGCTTACGATCTGCGACTTTCCGTGACGCGGCGGCATCATTACAATCAGCCTTTCAAATTCCCGATCAGCCAGGCGTTGCGCCGCGTCAATCAAAACCAAGTGATGCCAGTTGAAAACGTATTCCGGCATGACGGCCCGGATAAAATCTTCAAACGTGTCAGCGCAAATACCTGCTATCAGCCGCTTTTCGAGCGCCGCATCCTCCTGTAATTCCTGCTCCAACTGTTGCTGTGCTGCCGTCATTCATTGCCAGAATTTGCTTTTGCTTTTCTTACAAGTTCCAACATTTTGCGCTTTTCGTCCGTAGAAAGGGCAGAAACGTTGATCTGCATTGCTTCGCCGTCTTTGTTTCCCAAATTCAGATTTAGCGGCACCTTTCCCTCCGTCCTGTCTAAAACAATCTCAATGCTCCTTTCCCGTCCCTTTGCCGCGTTTGCAAGCAGCCGCCGCGCCACAGCCTGAGCCGTTGTCAGTTTTACCCTAACCTGAACCTTTTGACCCGTAGGCTTTTGGTTTTCGTCCAGAATTTCCGCATCCTCGAATATCGCCCAACCGTCGCTTTGCAGTTCCTTTTTAATGAGCGCACTGATTAAGTCCGGCTGCTTCCGGTTTTCCGGCTGTCGGTCGCTGGTAAATGGCTTTGGATTGTCAGCCGCTCTTATGTTTCCTCTACCTCCAGGCATAATTCGACGTATTTTCGACGTATTTAATTATTTAATCAAATTTAAAAACTCTTGTCTGCAATTTAAGTCCGTGCGAAACACCCCATTCATTTTGCTGGTTGTTGTCCATGTATCATGCTTTTTTACCCCGCGCATTGCCATACAAAGGTGCTGCGCTTTCAATACAACAGCAACCCCAACGGGCGATAACTCTTTTTGAATCCTGTCTGCAATCTGCTGTGTTATCCTTTCCTGATTTTGAAGCCGCCTTGAATAAAAATCAACCGTCCGCGCCAATTTGCTCAACCCAACAATTTTGCCATTCGGAATATAGGCTACATGCGCAACGCCAAAAAATGGAGCAATATGATGCTCACAAAGCGAGTAAAAAGGAATGTTTGTTTGTAAAATCATCTCATCCATGCCCTCACTATCAAATGCCGTAAACTCAAAATTTGGCACAGCAAAAAACTCCTTTAAAAACTTTACATACCTTTTCGGCGTATCTTTTAATCCTTCGCGGGTCGGGTCATCAAAGTATTCGATAACGCGCAAAATGTTTTCCTCTAATTCAACTTCACCTTTATGCTCCCAAGGAAACCGCAACCACTGCCCGGCCATTTTCGTTTTATCAAATGCCGCCAAAAATGGCTTGTCAGGGAACGCCGCTTGCCACTTCAGAAGGGTTGCCCTGCTATCAATAAGGTCGTCACAAATAACGTCTGCCTCCTCTGGCGTATCAACCGGATTAACGAGCGCCGCGATATATTGCCCACCCCTCGGCACTCCGTAGTATTTCAGGTTTTTATCCCAACCCGATACCGCCGCCTGTATTTCCTGCCAACTTATAAAACGCTCCACACCTTGTGCTGCTGAACGCTCAACTTCCATTTTGGGTGCTGTAAACATAATTCAATGCAATGTTTTAAGTTTTTGTCATTTATGGCGTTTCCGTCCGAATGTGGACTTATCCAATAGTGTTCCGCAGTAATCGCCGGTTCAGGTATGTTTTGCCCAAAGTGCCGCACATAGCGCAATTCAGTAACGCCGTTCTGGAAATTCTTTTTAACAACGTGTTCCGCAACTTTTGGGGATACGCAAATAAAATCAAACCCGGCAGGTGGGGCAACAAGTCCTGATGTTTCTAACGCCTGAAAATAGCCCTGCGCTTTAAAAAACGCCGTATGCTCGCTTTTTAATTGATCGAGCGGCTCCCCGCCCGTCCACGTGATTTCCTTGCAACCTGCCGCATTGTGCTGCATCCACTGGAGAATTTCAACAACTTCCATTTCTTTGCCACTTTCAAATTCTGTGTCGCACTTTATCCCCATAGCGAAGCAAGCGTTTTTTGTCTTGCATCCCTGTAAGCGGATAAAAACGGTAGGTGTTCCCGCCCGTGCACCTTCTCCCTGCAAACTGTAAAATATTTCAGATACTTTCAATTTCATACGCTGCGGAGCATTTACGGGTTTCGTCAATAGAACATTTTATCAATCTGCACCCTGTGCCTTTCAGGGCTTCCACCGCAATCACTTCAACCATGTGCTTTGCGATATTTTCGGCTGTCGGATTGTATGGCACAAAAACAACGCCATCCGGGTCTAACTCTTTTAATGCTTCAGCCATCGGGTCGTTCTCCCATATCAGAAATTTGTGGTCGTAATTATCCTCAAGCCACATACAAAGCAAGGTTTTTATGATCGAAAAATCCAAAACCCTGCCAACTGCATCAAGGGCGTCTGCCGTAATGGTAAAATGAAAACGGTAGTTATGGCCGTGCAGATGCGCACACTTGTTTTCGTGTCCGAATACCCGGTGCCCGCAAGAAATATCGTGATACCGCGTCGCTGTAATCATATCCATGCTTTTTCTTTGGCCTCGAAATACCCCTTTGCCCGTAATGCGGTCGCCGGATTATCAATATTTCCAAATCCCCATTCGTTTTTAGTTTCAGACCCGTTGTAATCCGTCATTGAATAATCAATTACAATATCAAGACAGTCGAGGTCTTTTGCCAGTTTCCATGTTTCGGCTTTTGTCAGGTACATCAACGGCGTGTGGATGCGGATGTCTGTGTCCAGCGCCAAAGAGACGGCTAACTGCTGCGCATCAATAAAGCGGCGGCGGCAGTCCGGGTAGCCAGAAAAGTCAGTTTGGCAGGTTCCGGTAACTATGTCGCTAATTCCCTGTTCATATCCCTTTGCTGCTGCGAGCGTCAAAAACAAGGCGTTTCGCCCGGCTGTAAATGAGTTTGGAAGGTCGGGGTTTGCATGGTGATTTTCGTTGTGGTCTTTGTCGTGGTCGGTCAATGATGACCCAGATAATAAGCCTTTCAAATTGACTATTGAAAACCGAACATCTGCCATTTCTGCAATTTTAGCCGCCTGCGTTAGTTCGATGATGTGCTTTTGACCGTAATCAAAACCAATCGCCGCTACTTGGTCGAATTTTGTTTTTGCCCAAAAAAGGCAGGTAGTCGAATCTTGCCCTCCAGATAAAAGAACAATGCACTTAGAGATTGTTTCTTGCATACTGCTGAAATTTAACCCATTCTTTGAAATTGTTGATTGCGACTGCGCGGGCGTTTAATCGTGTCCCGTCTGGCTTGCTAATTTGGACAATTGTCTCGCCATTGAATTTATAAATTGTTCCGCTTCTGTTCCCATAAAGCCATGTAGTTGAATCTACGGAATCAAATTTGTATTTCTTCAACCCCTCTAAATTTGTGTACCCAAGTCCGTGAACCTTCGCTCCTGCATTGTGGGCTATATCAATCAGGTTTGTAAAAATCCGGTGCTCCGTCCGTTTTATTTCTTTTGTTACGATACCACCAATGGCGACATATTTGTAATCCTTAACCATACCCTCCCAGTAGTCCAATCCCCGCGATTTATGCCAAACCGGAATCGGTTGCAATCCTGTTCGCTGCTCAATTCTTTTTCTAAGCCGCTCAACCTCTTTTATCCCCGTTACAACGTCAATATCCAACTCAAAAAACAACTTTATACCATGTATGGACATAAACTCACAATACTCGTCAACATATCTTTCCCAATTTAATTTCATGTCTTTATTTGACATAAATGTAAACGCCCCGGAATCTAAAATTAGGTTTACGTCACTATGTCGCATTAGTGGCATAAAATATTTATTGCCCCTTGCGTAAATAAATGACTCTAAAATGTCAATCCCGCTCCAATCGGCCAATGAACCATTCTTAACTTCGTGTTCTCCCGCGATATAAATCTTCATATTTGTTGTCTTTTCTCCCGCGAGGAAAATGTGCCTGCCAAAAAAATATTCATAAATTCAGCAATTTCCAAACCGCACGTTCTGGCGTTTTTTCAATTTTTAGCAAGGCAGATTTTACAGTTTCGACTTCCTCTAAAGTGTATTCCAAAACGATTTTTCCGGTTTTCAAATGCTCGCCGCTGGTTGTATCGTTTGAAAAAAAGTCGTTCATTTCTTCGTCGGTCAATCCAACACCTGAACCCCCAAACACAAACTCCGGTACTCCCATGTCCCGCAATTCATCCATTTCAAACTCCCAACTTGAAAGAACATCAGCGTCCCATTTACCGTCGTGCGTATTGTCCAGGATTGCCCGCTTTCGCATCGTATCTGTCGGCACATCACTTTCAATCATGCACGGTACTTCTTTCCATTTCAGAACTTTTGCCGCCGCGTGTGCGCGTTGAA